CGGAACACGAATGCGTTTGATTGTTGCTGGTTTTGCAAATTGTTGATCTGCGGGATGATTTGCAAGTAACCAATAAGCAACAGGCTTTCCAAATTTGTCAATTTCGACACCCATCCGAATTTGATTTCCATTTGGACCAATCGTCATATTATATTCTTCATCAAGATAATCGCTTTCAAAAAATTGAATTGCAAACCCCCAAGGATTATCTTTTGTTTCCATAAAACGAATAATGCATTCACCATCTCGAGCAACATTTGAAATAAACATCCGCTGACAATCAAGCCAAGACATCTTACCATCCATTGTCGGGATGCCACGACGACCCCACATATCCCATTGGCGCTCAATAATTGCATTTCCAACTGTATCAAGAGATGCATCTGAATTTCGTGCTCGAATTTGAATTCGAACACCTGTATCGCCAACAACGTATGTTTCAATCATCTGCAAATAGCGTCGAGCGTAATCATTATTCCGAGCAACATCACGACACCTGTCGCGAACCCTGCGGAGAGCAGGACGAATTTCACTGTCAGCCGACAAAGTGTTTGCCACAAAGTCAGCAAAAAGCCGACCAGTTGCCGCCGCAGTATAAGACCGCTTTGGGAATTTATATCCATTCGGAGTTCTTTTCTCACGAAAAAAGTCAAATAGACCCATTTTCAGAACCTCACGCGGATCGTCTGGCCAGTTGCCTGACCAAGTTTTTTCCGATATTCCCGCTTCTGTTTGACAAGTTCACCCATATAATAATCGCGCCATTCAATCAGATCAGCGACACCCATACGAGTCAATGAGCGTCCATTTATAGAGTATGCGGCGACATCTTGATCGGCACGACCTTGAAGTATTGATTCAATTTTCTTGACCATAATCTCAGCATGAGATCGGGGATCAGCCGAGCCATTATCGAGATCAGCAATGATCGTCCACATTCCTCGTTCAATAACGATCCGGTTTGTGCCGTCACTCATTTCCAACTGCCAATGATAATCACCCGCGGTGAATCCGGCAGAAGTTGCGCTAGTTACTGTGAATAGAAAGTTCCCATCTGAGGCAGTTGAGGAAACTTGAATCTCGGTTGCAGTCGCCGCAATCTTTGCAACGTAGGTCGCCGTGTAAGTTGAAGGCGAATAATCAGGAAAGTTTCTGCGCCATAGGAGATAATCGCCAACCACAATTTCAGTTGGCGTTTCCATTGGCGATTCAGAAACATTGAAAAGATTTGCCATTAATTATCTCCACGAATTGACAAATCCGCCCTTTGGTCTTTGTCGCATCGGTCGTCTGATCGGAGTATTCTGCTCAGATATTTGTAACTCATTTTGATCTGCGACAATAGCAGAAGCCTTTTCTTGTCTATCAGCAAGAGAATTTACATTCAAATTCAAGATTGCTAAAGCAGCCATAGCATAAACTCTACAATCCAAAGCCTCATTTCTAGTTCTAATTTTTTGCCATTCTCTGCGTAAAAATCCTTTATGATATCTTTTTACTTGTTGTTCAGCTGTTAATTCTTTGAAATATTCAATATTATAATGATCAGGAAAATGACAATATCCTGCACCTGTTTCAATAATCTTTAACGTAGAATAAATTGTTTCTTTGGCTGTATCGACACCAACAGGAAACAATTTAATCTTACCAATATTATTTGTAGATGGTCGAGAAATTAAAGGTTTTGCCTCGCCTCCAACACCTTTAATCGCAAATATTCTACGACCTTCCCGAGGTCGGACATAATTATAAACTGATTGAGTATGATGACCGCCAGAGTCAACACAAGTTGCTCTTATAAATAATTCTTTACCGTTTTGCGTTATCCAAGTTTGATTAAGAACTGAATCTAAATCTGACCAAACAGTATTTCCAGATGGGTCACCATAAAGAATTTTATAATCAAGAGACCAAGATTCATCTGATCTACCCCAACCAATTATTTCACAAACAAGTCGATCATCTTGAACGTCTACTCCTGCAGTAACAATAACAATACTGTCAGGAAGGTTGTTCAGATAATCCTCTTTTCGATTTATTAATTCAATATCATCAATTCTTTCGCCTTGTTCTTCCCATGTTTCTCCAAGATATGTATTCACCCACACTCTCAAAGTTGCGGGTTGCTTTCTTGCTTCGAGAAATTCACGAACGCCATCCGAAAGCATCATCCAAGGAGAATAAAGAGCATTCAGATAAAATCCTGCAATGCCTTTGAATTCGCGTTCAGATCGCCATTCGCCTTTTTTGATTGCTCTCAATCTTGATGAATCATCCCACTGAGATCCACATTCTTGACAAGTATAAACAGCAGTTTCAGGTTTATCTTTTTCAATATTTACATTTGCCCATTTCAAAGTTTGATAATGACCACAATCTTCACAAGGAACATAATATTGACGCTGATCGCTCTCATCAAATGCGATCTCGATACGCGATGCTCCTTTGATGGTTGGAGTTGAAGCAAGAATGAATTTTCTATTCCAGAAAGTGACTGATCGTTTTTTTGCAAGCAATATTGGATCACCTTCTGATCCTGCTGAAACAGGATAACGATCAATTTCATCACATAAAACAATTCTAATTGGACGTGATGCCAAATTTGCCGCTGAATTTGCTCCAGCCATTGTAATATGACCACCAGAAAAAACTTTATGTAAAGTTGTATTTCCAGAATCTCTTGTTCTTGGGTCAGCAACTTTTCCTTGAAGGCATGGAGTATCACGCAACATTGGAGCAAGTCTATCTTTTGACCATGCTTCTGCCATCTGTAAAGTTGGTTGAACAACTAAGATTGGAGATGGGTCTTGATCAATATGATACCCAACTAAATTATTTATTATTTCTGTTTTTCCAATTTGAGCAGATGACATAATTACAACTTCTGAAACATTAGGATCAGAAATAGCATCCATAATTCCACGTTGATATTCAGCGCGACTTGTTTGCCATTGTCCTGCTTCTGCGCTTGCTTCAGGTGATAATTTTCTATTTTGATCTGCCCAATCACTGATTTTCAGATTCGGCGGCGCTTTCAAATGTTGTAAAATCATTTTCGTCGTCTCCATTGTCTTCAGAGACGAGAATTGGATTAATTGTTCTGACTTCTGCATTTGCTAATTCATCCAAAGCCGCATATATTTCATCTTTTATTATATCACGAATTTCATTTAAATTTTTTGAAGCAAAAACCATTGGAGCAATTTTATTTGGAATTCCAATCATTCTATTTCTAATATTTGAAGCAATCATTGCACATGTTTGTTGAACATCGTCTGCTGGAATTAATTTATTATCCAATTGATCATTTTCTTTTTCAGCTAGTTCTGTTTTTGCTTTTAATAATCTTGTTTTATATGTCGAATAATCATCACCGTGAACATTTCCTTGAATATTACGATCTCTTAAATACCTTATATATGATCTAACAACTGGAACTAATTCATATCGACCACGTTCTTGTTTTGGAATAATTCCTCCAGATGTTAATTGAGAAACTCTAGCCGGAGTTAAATCCAATAATTTACAAATAACTTGAATTGTAACAGTTGTTGTCATTTTTTGCCTATATATTCAAAACCAACTGTTATTCTTTTAGCTGATGAACTTCTTGAATGATGTTTGCTTTTTGTATGGGGAGATCGACCAAATCTTCGAACAATCCACAGTGGCGAATTATTACGATGATAAATCATTGATGGTGATGATGTAGTAGAAATAAATCTCCATCCATTATTTATATATATTTCAGCAACATATTCAGAAATTCGATTACCAATTCCAATTCCTTGAAAATCAGGAACAACTACTGTTCTATGTTCTCTTTTTAAAATTGCACTTGATGGATGTGGAAAATGAATGACCGAAGAAAAAGCAACAAATTTATTATTCAATAATCCAACATAACATTGAGCACCGTGATGAATTTCATGATTTAAATAATGATGTTCCCTGAAAAATTTCCAAGTTTCTGGTGTTGTTTTATAAATGTCGAGCTTGATTTCTGGAAATCGCCTTCGCTCCCTCCATTCAAATTTTTGAGCATTAACATCAAAAATCCAATCAGGGTCTAACCAATCAATAATGTCATAATGACATGACACTGCTACAAATTTTTTATTTAAAAATTTTCTAATTGCTTTTGCAGTAGCTACACAACCTATTTTTGCAACATCACGATCAACAACTGATGTAAATTCATCAAAAATAATTTCATTATAATTTGATAAAAAACAACGTGCTAAATCAACACGAAATTTTTGACCATTAGATAAATGATTATATGGTTTTAACCAATGAGGTGGAGAGCTAAATCCTACTGCATTAAATATTTGAACAATATCTTTTGTTTCAATTTTTTTTTCAAAATTATCAATTACTGAAACTGAATTATCCCATTCCCAATTTTCATGGAAATAATAATTTTTGAAAATTTCTTTTGATAAAGTAGTTTTTCCTGATCCAGATGATCCTACTATTAAACCAATTTTCCATTCAGATGATAAATCTGGAATTTCAAATTTCCAATTATGTGAAACAACTTTATCTTCAAAAGTAAACATTCCGCGAATTTGTGTATTTCGGAATGATTCATTGATTTTTGTTTCTCTTAAAATGTTGAAAGTCGGCATTTTAATCCTTTTTCATTTATCAGATTATAAATTTCTTGCTGTTCATTTTCATTTTTACATTCAACAATAACTTCGAATAATTCTTTTATTTCATCTCTATCTAATTGCTCATTTTGTTCTTCATCATTCAAATATTTTTCTAATTCTTCAGAACTGAATCCTAAAAGATCCATATTATAATCTTCTGATTCTAAATCTTTTAATTCTAATGTGAGAAGTTCGTCATCCCATCCTGCATTTAAGGCAATTCTATTATCTGCAATAATATATGCTTTTTTTTGATTCTCGCTCAAATGAGATAATTTTATACACGGCACATCTTCAATTTCTAAAATATGAGCCGCCGCCAACCGCCCATGCCCTGCAATTATTTGATTATTTTCATCAATTAGAATTGGATTTGTAAACCCAAATTCTTTTATAGAAGCAGCAATTTGTTGAATTTGGCTATCTGAAT